GTCGCGTGGGGATTTTGATTCTCCGGGGGCGGCGGCCCCATTGAAGCGATACGGGAGAAGCGCGATCGCGCTCGGCCCGGAGACGTTTTCCGCCGCCCCCCGCTTTTTCGGGAAATCCATGACGACAGAAAAACGCATCATCGCAGGACGCCTGGGCGGCATCGCGCCGTGCGGCGCGATTCCTTTGCCGCGCCGCTCAGTTTACCGCGACATCCGAGAGTTGCAGGCATTGGCGGCGAAGCAAACTCCACAAGGCTGATCGTTCCCTCTAGTCCCGGCGCGACATCGGTTGCGCCGGGACGCCTGGGGGATGGAAATTAATAGGTGCTATATGGAAAAATTTTACGCGATAGTCGAGCCGGTTGTTGGCGACTGCCAGAGCCGATACCCACTGATGCACGGCAGGCCTAAATCCATCGTATTCGGGGATTTGCGGGCGGCCGAGCGCGCGCTGTCAAACCACGGCAAGAAGCTGTCGGGCGGCGGACGCGGGTTGATCTTTGAAGTGGTGGCGGAAGGGAACGCCTTTTGCCGCGAGCCGCGCCTGACGATGGCGATTTGAGGAAAACATGTCCACATTATCCGAACAATTCGAGCACATCCGGCGCAACGTGCGACCGGAAAAACAGCGCGAAGCGATGCTTTTAACGGTCCTACAGAACAACGCAACGGCGGATATTGCATATCGGCGTGCGGCGCATGCCGGACTGGTTAAGGACGGGGTTTACGAAGAGATTATCATAGCGCTGGCGCTGCGATGCCAAGAGGTCGAGCAGCAGACAATCAGGGCAATGAAAAACTTTCCGTGCCCGTGCGAGCTTGTTCCGGGCGCGTCACCGGTCGCATGGGCCGTCAAGTTCGATGATGGAATTGACTACGGAATGGTCTGTTCTGACAAAGAGACGTGCGAAGATATCGCTGCCGGACATGCGAACAGCAAGGTGGTTCCGTTGTTTGAAAGGGCGTAGTCGTGACTCGCGGGTTTTGATTGAATCGGCCACGGATTGCAGGGGTAAAAAGAAATAGGTGCTATATGGAAGCTGGAAAACTAGCGTCGATTTTGGCCGAACACGCGAAATGGGCGGCCGGCAACGGCGGTACACGCGCGGACCTGAGAGGCGCGGACCTGAGAGGCGCGCGCCTGAGAGGCGTGAACCTGTCACGCGCGGACCTGACAGGCGCGGACCTGACAGACGCGAACCTGTCAGACGCGAACCTGTCAGGCGCGAACCTGACAGGTTCGGACCTGACAGACGCTAACCTGACATACGCGAACCTGATAGGCGCTAACCTGACATACGCGAACCTGAGAGGCGCGGACCTGTCAGGCGCGAACCTGAGAGGCGCGGACCTGTCAGGCGCGAACCTGAGAGGCGCGGACCTGTCAGGCGCGAACCTGAGAGACGCGGACCTGTCAGACGCGAACCTGAGAGACGCGGACCTGAGAGGCGCGGACCTGGGAGTCGCGGACCTGACAGACGCGAACCTGACAGGCGCGGACCTGACATACGCTAACCTGACAGGCGCGAACCTGGGAGGCGCGAACCTGACAGGCGCGCGCCTGAAACGCGCGGACCTGGGAGACGCGAACCTGACATACGCGGACCTGACAGGCGCGAACCTGTCAGACGCTAACCTGACAGGCGCGAACCTGACACACGCTAACCTGACAGGCGCGAACCTGATACACGCTAACCTGACAGGCGCTAACCTGACAGGCGCGAACCTGACACACGCTAACCTGAGAGGCGCGGACCTGAGAGACGCGGACCTGAGAGACGCGGACCTGTCAGACGCGAACCTGGGAGTCGCGGACCTGACAGACGCGAACCTGTCAGACGCGAACCTTTCCGCAATCCGCGATGACTTTTTTGGGGTCCTCGACTCTCGGCCCAAAGAGGTCGATGGACTGGAATTGGCCCTGCGCGAGAATCGCGTGGATGGATCGACCTATAAGGGAGAGTGTGCCTGTCTTGTCGGGACAATCGCCAACGTCGCACATTGCAATTACGATGAGGTTCCGGGCTTGCCGATTAATTCGGCGCGTCCGGCGGAGCGGTGGTTTTTGGCGATCACGCCATTTTGCAGCGTCAAGCATCCGGTGGTGGCGATTACGCTGGGCTGGATTGCACAGTGGAAGGCGAAGCAACTGAAACATGAAGTTTTGCAGTAAAAAAACCGCCCTCGCCAAGACGGGATTTACTCGCCAGTGGCTTTACGCCTTGGCGCGGAAAGGGCGGATTCCCCGGCGGTTTAATCCCGCCAATGGGAAGATGGAATTCGCGGTGGATCGGTATCGGCCAAGGCGCGTTGGCAGGCCGAAGAAAATTTAACTGGAGATGCAATGGCATTGCGAGCAAAGAAGCCTGAACAGGTTCAGAAGCGTCTGAAAGCGTTGATCTTTGGGCCGGCCGGCAGCGGCAAAACGCGGGCATCGCTGGAATTCCCCAAAGCCTACATCATCGACGGCGAGCGCGGCACGGAGAACTATGCCAAGCTGATCGAAGCCGCCGATTCTGTCGTAATGGGCGTCAAAGAGGGCGCGCTCGACGTGAATGAGGTGGACAGGGAGGTCGGCGAACTGCTCTCTGTCCGCCACGACTACCGCACGCTGGTCCTCGATCCCTTCACCACGATATTCCGCGAGGCTTGCGACGTGGCCGAGGATCAAGTGGGAACCGATTGGGGCAAGAACGTCGGCGTGGCCAATAAGAAGTGGAAATCACTGTCTAATACGATCACCAACCTGGACATGAACGTCATTATCACATGCCACGCCAAGGACGAATACAAAAAGCTGCCAGGCCGCAAGGAACGCGAGCTTATCGGCCAGACCTATGACGGCGCCAAGGGCATGGACTACCTCTTTGACCTAGTGGTCAGCCTGCGAAGCGGCGGGCGCGACGTGCCGAGCATCGCCACGGTTTGCAAGACGCGGATTGAGACCTTCCCCATGGGCGACGAATTCGCCTGGAGCTACAAGGAACTGAAACGCCGCTACGAAGCTTTCGCCGGTCCAGGCATCCTCGAAAAGACAGCCGGATCGGTGGCAATGGCAACTGCCGAGCAAATCACGGAGCTTAATTCACTGCTGGAGGTGGTGAAGATGGGCGACGATTGGCTTGAACGGGTACTGAGCAAGGCCCAGGTCAACGAGCTTTCGCAAATGCGGTTTGATGATCTGTCCAAGTGCATCGGGCTTGTAAGAGCTAAGATACCGCCCAGTTCCGCCGCGCCCAAGGCTGCTAAGCCTCCTGTCGCCAGGAAGCCCGCCGAACAGGCTCCGTTGGCCACAAACCTACAAGAAGTCGCCCCTCCCCCGCCCAATGCCAAGGTGGAGGCGTTCCTAGCCGCCGGCAAGCCCGTGGAGGCGGCCAAAGAGCTTGGCGCATCGCTGGGAATGACGACGGGGGATAAGGTTGTGGCGCCCGCGCCGAAAGCGGCCGCGGAGCCGGCATCGCCAATCCCCGGCGATGGTCCAACGCAAACCACTGACGAATACGATCGGCAATTGCAAGCCCTGGCCGATGAACTGGAACAGGAGGCAGTCAAGACGGAGCCAGCCAAGGAAGCGCCTGAGCCGATTAAGGCGGCGGTGGAACCCGCCGCGGCTCAGGCTGCGGCTCCATCGGACGAAGCGCGCTGGGCGCCGTCCATCTCGCACGAAGATTTCGTCGGCTACGCCATGGAAGTGGCTGATGCCGAGGGAACGGTCGCGCCCAATGAAATCGCCAAGCGGATCGGGCTGCACGTCCGCTATCTGGCCAGCCTGACCAACAAAGAGACACTCAACGTCGATGGCTGGACGGCGGCGCAGCGCACGCGGCGGCGCAAGGTGATACTGGAGGCGATCCGGGCCGGCAAGCTTGGCGAAGATGGGAGGGTGGCGAAGTGAATGATGTTAATTTGAGCGCCGACATCATCCCCAACCTCATATCCGCCGCCAACGAGAACTACCAATTGGCCTGCGAATACTCCGACCAGGCGTTGCCGCTCATTAAGTCTGCCATGGCCGCTGCGATCATCACCGCCGACTCGCTGACTCAGATCAAGGGCCATTTGAGTTTTGACGATCAATTCGACGATGAGGCTTGGGGCGCGTGGCTGGCGGATAACTTTGAAGGCAACGCGCACCGCGTCAGGCGATGGATGATCGAATTGCCGCACTGGCAGCGCATCAACGGACCCTTGGAAATGCTCAATCAGTTTCAGGATTTGATCGTGGTGGCGGACGAAGATGAACCAGAGGCTCCGCGAAAGCCCGTGGAATCAAAGGTCGTCGGCGATAATGGCGATGGCGGGAACCAAGTAGGGAATGCACCTCCTGCCCGAACAGCGGCGACCGTAGCCGCTCCCGCCTCGCCAGTTGCCGACGATGCCGCCAAGGCCGGATTCAAGTCGGCCAGGAAAGTGATCGAAGATGCCCGCAACGCGATGAAGGCGCTCAAGGGCGCCATCACTCGCCTGGGCAACCTCGAAACCGGCATGGAGCACATCGACGTTTACGGCTACGCCCCGCTCATTGAGGCCGTCGATGCCGCCGATATGCAACTGCGGCTCTATGGGCCGATGATGCTCTGCCCGGCGCCGCACGCGGGGGCGAAGTGCCGGTACTGTTACGGCCTGGGGTGGATCAATAAGACGCAATTCGACAATTTACCGCCGGAAATGAAGGGTGCGAAATAGCCCGTTATGAAGCTCCGCCCCTACCAACTTGAAGCCATTGCCGCCGTCCGCGAGTGCTGGGCGTCAGGGGAACGCAACGCCATTATTTCGATGGCCACCGGCTGCGGCAAGACGGTCATCTTCGCCGATCTGGCCCGCGAGCAGATGGCCCATGGCCGCGTGATGACGCTGGCCCACCGCGACGAATTGATCGAGCAGGCCCGCGACAAGATGACGCACTGGACAGGCGTGCGGCCGGCCCTGGAAAAGGCCGAGCATTACGCCGATCGGGGGATGCACCGCGATTCGCCGCTGGTGGTGAGCAGCTTCCAGACCCAGGCTCATGGACAACTCAAGCGTTGCCGAAGTTTCAACCCCAGTGATTTTTCGATGGTGATTGCGGACGAGTGTTTTCCGGCCGGGACACTGGTTGATGGAAGGCGCATCGAGCGAATAAGGGTCGGCGACCTGGTTAAGTGCTGGGATCACAAGAAAAACATGAGTGTCTATCGCCCGGTACTCAATCTGTTCCGCCGAAACTCGTCCGACCTGGTCCGCATCACCCTCTCTGACCACTCGCGCCTGATCTGCACCGCATCACACCCGGTATGGTCGGACACACGGGGAAAATATGTGGCTGCCGGCTTGCTTGACAGCCGAGATATGGTGCTTAAACTCATCACATATGAGCAAAATCCATATTCCCCGCCGTCCAGTTCGGGACCTGCCCTGCATCACCTGCGGAATCATCGTACATTGCGAGGGGAAACGCGGCAGGGAAATGGACAGGAGGGGTCGAGTATATTGCTCGCCAGCTTGCTCACAAAAAGAACGTGCTCGCTTGTCGTCCCTGCGGATGGCCAAGACAAACCGAAAGTACGCCTCGGCCAGAATGACGGCCAACAACCCGATGGCCAGACCAGAGATTCGGGCCAAAGTGTCCGCGGCGATGGCGGGAAGATCGCCAATAATTCGCGGCGGAAACGGCAGGCCGCCAAGCAAGCGAGAGGTGGCACTGGCGGTGGCGCTGGGGTGGAAAATAAACCACCACGTCAGAACGATGGCAACGCACATGGGCTTCCCATCGGTCTACAAGATAGACGTGGCCAACGAGGCCATGAAGATAGCAATCGAAGTGGACGGCGGATCGCACGGAACACTGATCCGGCAGACACAGGATCGGAAAAAAGAGTCGTTCTTACGCTCGTTGGGGTGGACCGTGTTGAGGTTTACCAACAAACAGGTGGACGAAAATCTCGCGGGGTGCGTGGAGGAAGTCCGGTCTATAATATCGAGGTTGCCGAACACAACAACTACTTCGCCGATGGCGTCTTAGTCCACAATTGCCATCACAATCCAGCAAAAAGCCACAAGGCGGTCATTGACCACTACATGCGGAATCCCAATTGCAAGCTCCTGGGCGTGACGGCGACGTGCGATCGTGCCGACAAAAAGAAGCTGCACGGGACGGTCTGCTATCAATACGACATCGATCGGGCCATCAAAGATGGCTATCTCGTCCCTATGCAGGCCCGGCGTTACAAGATTGAGGGGATGGATTTTACGCGGATCAAGCATGGCGGCGACTTCACCGAAGGCGACTTGGACCAGATCATCCGCGAAGAAAAAACCCTCCACGGTATCACCTGTGCGGCCATAGAAGCGGCCTTTCGCCTGCCCCGCTATTGGATGCGCACCTGCGAGAATCCAGAGCTGCTCTCCCAGGAGATTGCAGAAATTAAGCCTCGCTCGACGATTATCTTCCTGCCCGCCAGGGAATCCGTTGAGCAAACCCCGCTGACCAAACTCACCGCCGACATCTTGAATCGATGGGTTCCGGGGTGTGCCCGGCCCATCGACGGCAACATGGACAAGGAGATTCGACGTGCCACAATCGACGACTTCAAAGCTGGTCGTTTCGCTTTTTTGTGTGGATGTATGGTTCCCACGGAAGGGTTCGATGCTCCTTGTGTATCGTGCGTCGTTGTCGCTCGACCCACAAAATCCAGAGGACTTTATGCGCAAATGGTTGGGCGCGGGACAAGACCTGCTGAATCAGTTGCCGGAGTTCTCTCAGATATCGAATCCGCCGATTCCCGCCGCCAAGCCATCGCGGCGTCGGAAAAGCCGGACCTCCTGATCGTCGATCTGGTCGGCAATACCGGCCAGCACAAACTCATCACCGCGGCACACCTGTTCTGCGTCCCTGGCCGCGAATCCGCCATCAACACCGGCGAGGTGGATGACGCCAACCCCATGGATCAGGCCGCCGATGCCTCCAAGCTGTTCGATCAGGTGGCTGAATTTAAGGACGCAATCGAGAAGCTGGAAGCCCAGCGCGTGTCCCGCGCCATCGAAAACGCCATGGCCGAGCCGGACATCCTCCAGCGCGAACTGGACAGAGTGCAGGCCAGGCTGCGAGTGATCGGCGTGGCGAGTCTGGATTACCGGGAAGTGGACGTGCTTGGCAATGGGACTGAGAGCGAACCGGAACCTATGTATGCAAGCCAGGTGAAGTCCGGGCTGTCTGTGAGCAACCCGGACTTGTACCAAAAACTCTGCGGCATGGGCGTGAATCCCATGACCGCCGACAAGTATGGCGAGCGGCAGGGCTGGACGGTGCTAGTCCGCATGCGCGACAAGCAATGCACTTTGAAGCAGGCACGGTTCCTCAAGGTTCTAGGGTATCAGGATTCGGAGATTGCCGAGATGAACTTCAAGCAGGCATGCAAGGCCATTGAGGCCAGCAAGGGAGCAGAAGTATGAAATCCACCGGCCTATTCGGCGATGAAGTCGATATGTTCAAGCATCCGGCGCATCGGGAGTTTTTCCGCAAGCGGTTCATCTCCAGGGAGGGACATCGCGCTGAGATTTGCCTTGATCCGAAAAACCACCCGCACGAATTGGGTGTGCGCTACCCCGATTGGTTTGACGACGGCGATATGCACTGGGTCGACCGGCTGGATCATGGCTGGGCCAGAGGTCTGGGGAGTGTGGAAGAGTTTCGGTCCATCGCCGGCGACGTGATCGAGCGAATCACCCTCCCCGGCGATACCGTCGTCCGCCATCACATGGTCGATGGCGATTCGTGGTGGGATGTGCTGCCCGCACATGCGATCGCGCGGCCCAAGAAGATTAAGGGGGAGAAATGACTATCGAAGGATTCGAGCTTGGCATTAAGTGCCCGATCTGCAATCAGACGGGCTATTGCGCCCGCTCCCCGGACGGCCGCCTGATCGCCTGTATGAACAAGGAGGCCACCAATTCCAGGTACACGGAGGTTTTCACTGAGCATGGGCTGCAAAACTTCCACATCCACCGCGCCCCCGGCGCCGTCAATTCGGTGAGGATAGACATGATGAGAGAGGCCGACCGATTCGCCCGGGCGATGACCCCGCAGTCCCTGGCCCGCATCGCCGACATGCTCAAGGTTGACCCGGATATTCTGACGATGTACGGCGTTGGGCATGAGGTGGAAAAGGACATCTTCACCATGCCGGTGCGGAACCTCAAGGACTGGACCATCTGCGCCTTCCTGCTGCATCGGGCCAGCGACCACCGCGAGAATTGGCTCCAGCAGCCCTACGCCGCCCGGCTGGATGGATTCTTCGTTCCCACAATCAATCCCTTCATCGGCAACAAACCGATCACGGTAATCGCCTGCCGTGGGCTGGTCAGCACGCTGGCGGTTGCGTCCCTTGGCTTTTCCGCCATCGGGCGCACAACCGCGGCCGGCGGATTCCTGGAGCTTCTGGGCCTGATGGGGCGATGCCCCCTGGACTTGATCGTCGTCCCGGACAGCGAAGGCGGCTGGGTGGTCAACCGGGCCTCTGGCGTGCCCAGCCTGATCGGCTGGGATGGGGCACTGCTCCTGTGCCGGGAGATACTGGGGCAGTGGAATCCCCATACCGACACCACCTTCCTCCAGGACATCCCCGCCGCGGTGAAGGTGGAGAGGTCGCAACTGCGGCTGATGCTGCCGGACAAGAAGTATCCCTCCCTCCACGCGATGATCCAGGCTGGGGCGGGCGAGGAGGATGTTGGCGAATTGGTGGCCAATGCGGTCAAGGTGGACGATTATTACGTCGGCGAACTGCAAAAGAAGATGGAGGCCGAGAAGAAGAAGCGGTTTATCGAGATTCAGAAGGGATCGGCGGCATGACCACCATTGAGGACCATCTTCCCGGTTCCCCCGGCGCTCTCCGTGCTGTGCGGGTCACTTACCTGATCCGCCCGCTGGACGACCACCCAATGGCCTACAAAAACATCCCCTGGGCGATTGGCACGAAAAAGGAGAAGTACCGGGCCTACTGCAATTGCGTGGCTCGCAAGGTGTTTGAGGCGATGAGCCTGGACGGGGAGTATGTGGCGGACTTGAAAATCGAGGGGATGGCAATTGAACAGGTTAAAAAAACGAAGGACGGTGCGGCATGATTGAGTTAGCCTGCCTGATCGCGTGGGTGCTGGTCCTGCTGTTCACGCTGGCCCTTTGCCGTGCGGCGGGCAATGCTGATCGGCGGGATGATGAGTAAGCCTCGATTACTTGATCTGTTCTGCGGCGCTGGCGGTTGCACGCGCGGCTACCAGCTTGCCGGATTCCATGTCACGGGCGTCGATGCGAAGTCCTTTGGCCGCTATGTGGGCGACGACTTCCACCAGGGCGATGCTCTCGATTACCTAAATATTCACGGGCACGAGTTTGACGCGATCCATGCCAGCCCGCCGTGTCAAAGTTTTTCGTCTATGAAGTCGATGCCCAACGCCAAGAAACATCCCGATCTTGTGACGCCATGCCGCGACCTGCTCAAGAAATCAGGCAAGCCTTACGTAATCGAAAACGTCGTGGGGTGCCCGCTTATCAATCCGACGATGCTCTGCGGCACTATGTTCGGACTCGGCACCGGAGATGCGGAGCTTCGCCGGCACCGGCTCTTTGAGACGAATTGGCCGCTCGTCCTGCCTATGGGGATGCACTGCAAACATGGCGTTCGAGCCAGGACCGTGACGGTTATTGGCGGACACGGCCAGCCGGGATTGAGCATCGCTCGCCGCAAAAAACAGCGGGTGATCTCCGTCCATGATTCAAGCGGTCGCGGCCATGATAATACGTTGGAGCATAAACTTCGCAAATCCTCGGTAGTCGCTATTCACGGCTCGTCCGGCGGCTCGTCCACAAGATCGGGCCTCATCTACTTCTCCAGCGCCGAACGCAACGAGGCGATGGGGATTGACTGGATGAAAGGCGGAGAAATCAGCCAAGCGATTCCGCCGGCGTATTGTCTTTTTATTGGTGAACGACTAATGAAGTACCTTTGAAAATGCACCACAAACATATACAATCAGGGAATGAAAAAATGCTGTGTTTGTCAGGAGGAAAAACCTACTTCCGAATTCGGACCAAGGAAAGGTGTCGCGGGGGCAAGGTCAAGTTGCCGGCAATGCGATGCGCGGTATCACCGAGAATACCACCAAAAGAATCTGGTGATGGTTCGCGCAAAGGCGGCCGCCTATCAGAGGAAACTCAGACGGATGCCGGAAGAATGCGCCAAATTGAGAGCGGCCCAAAAGATCAGGTGGAAACGCGGTGGGGCACAGAAGCAACAAGAGTATTTGGACCGTTTAAAATCGAGCAATTTCTTCAAATGGAAATCCCGAAAGAGCTATGTAAAACTTTCCGAGAAGGAGTTGCGGTTGATTTGGGAGAAACAGGATGGAAGATGTCGCCTGACCGGGCGACCACTGGATTGCGGGGCCGAGTTGGATCACATTTTACCAAAGTCGAGGGGCGGAAAATCGACGCCAGAAAATTCACAGTGGCTTTGCGCCGTAGCGAACCAAGCGAAACGGAGTTTAACCGACGCGGAATTCATTTCATTTTGCCGCGAGGTGGTAGCTTGGGCAGATCGCTAATTGCCTACACGCACTTCATAGGCTTGCAATTGGAGAAAGTGGCGATATCTTGGCCCCAGAAATAAAAAGTGCCACCGACCCCAGTAAGAAGGTCGGTGGCGAGTTCCAACTGATTTAGGCAGTCGGCACATGCAACTTACCGCATCCAACTCCGAAATTCAAGAATCAGGAAAAATACCGTCGTCGCGCCGGTCCCATTCCCCCGCGACGGCCACGATGTCGGGATGAAAGCCCACAGAGCTTCCGCCCGGCAGGCTCTACCAGCGCCGGGGTTTTGGGAAAGCCGGGACTTCCGCCTGTGCGGCCGGCGAATTGGCATTTTCAGTATGTGCCGGTGTCCGCTGAGCGGCCCGGCAACAGCAAGACGCCCGGAACTGACCCCTACTTTAAGGGCGCTGATGGCTTTGCCGGTTTCACATGCCGACGCCATCACACTCAAGCCTCTCTGCGGTGGCCGTATCTGCCAGCGGCGAAATGGTGTGAGCAGAGGCGACTGGAAGGTGAAAACCTCACCCGCTCCAGCAAGCGACTCTCTAGGGGGTCGCTGCGCTCTTCAATTCCATCCCTTACAGGAAAGGTATCCCATGAAATGCGAAGATGTGAAGATGCTCTTTGGCAAGCATAAGGGTAAGACGCTGGGCGACATCCTTGCCGATGACCCAGCATACTTAGACTGGCTCTCTGATGCCGATATCACCAACCAGACACTTCGGCAAGGCGTTGAGCAAATGAACGAGAAGTACGCCGCTGAGATAGAAAGGGCGGTTGAGAACCATGGCCATGAATGAATCCGAGGCTCGCAAAGCCATCCAGCAACACGCCGGCCCGATGGCCGATGCGGTGGACGTGATCCGCGGCATGCCCAATTGCATCACCTTTGACCTGGACGACGGCGAGCCGATGCTCCTTGGCACGGGAGAGACGTGGGATCAGGCGGTGGCCGTGGCAATGCGGTACATCGAACGGATGCTCAAGTTTGAGCGGGCGATCAAGCGGTACAGGCGTACCAAGAACGCGGTGAACCAATGATAACGCAACTTAACCCCCCTATCCCCCTCTCCACCCCCAAGGGCGACGGCTACGCCCTTCTGGTGATCGATTACGGCCAGGAGCACCATCTCCTGTGGACCGTTGCCATCGACGCCACGGGGGAGATATGGACGTTTGCCAACCCGGAGGTGCGGGCGCAGAAGAACGTGACGATGGGGAGGACGCTGCCATGAAGATCACCAAGATACCCAAAGGCTCAAAGGTCCAGGGCGGTTCCGTCGCCGGCGATACGCTGGAGGATCGGTGGGAAAGGCGGTGGCTGGACTACTTTAATAGGACACTTTGTCCGCCCTTCAGCAGCTTCGACGATCCGCCATCTGTAGCCAACCGATTGCATGCGTGTCCAGCCAGGCAATACAAAATCTTAAAAGATCGCAAGCTATCCTGGGACTTCGCATGGCCTGAATGCAAGGTCTGCGTTGAAATCCAGGGCGGCCAGTTCATGGCAAAATCCGGGCACACCAACATCGCTAGTCAGAACCGCGATGCCGAAAAACTCAGGCTGGCCAGTGCGGCGGGTTGGCGGCAACTGAACTTCACCAGCGATGACGTGAAGCATGAGAGGGGATTTGAGGAACTGGCCAAGGCGCTGGGGCTGATCGCGTGATGATTGCCATCTACCAATGCCCCACCTGCGGCCACCGGACAGCCCACCCTCTGGGCGAATGGGCGTTTGTGGCCTGCTGCGAGAACTGCTTCCAATTCATGGTGGTGGGTGATCGGCCCGATGTAGCCCAGAGGCTTCCAACCTCGGATGAGAAAGCTCGGATCAAAAAAGAGATAGCCGATGGGGAATGGGAACAGGCCAGGCCGGCCCATGAGCAATACTGCAAACGCTACTGGGGCTGATTCATCGCCTGTAGCTCGGCCATCGCCGCATCCTTCTGGGCCTGCGTCATGGACCTGGACCGCCCAATCTTCCCGCCACCGTTGCCTTGCGTGAGCATGTCGAACAACGCCTCCCGCTCCGGCAGCGTGGCCACCTTGTAGACCTTGAGAACATCAGGAACGCTCAGGTGCTCGGCGGAATAGATCAGCGGACCCTGCTTCTCGTACTGGAGGCCCTGCATGACCCACTGGCGGCTGGACTCGTCGGATATCTCATGCCCCTTGGCCCGCAACTGCTCAGCCATCGCGTTGCCCGCGTCAAAGCCGTTCTTCCCCGCCTCCTCACGCACCGCCCTGGCATCATCGATCCTCTGAGCCTCAACCGCGTCGATCGGCTCGCCGTTGCCGTGGTAGCCGAGTTGGTAGGCCAACTGCTGGGCTGCCGATTGCTGCTCAAACCGCGGGGCCTTGGTGATCCCCAGAAAAGCCGCCGGACCAACCCCGTGGCGGAACTGCTCAATGCTATACGGCTCTGCTTGCTTGGCGACGAATCCAGCCCGCTCCAGAATCCGCCAAGCGGGGTTGTCGTCAGGGTTGGCGATCTCCCGGTTAAAATAATCCTTATTCTCCGCCAGCCCAGTAATCGTTTCCAGCATTGGAGCCAGCTTGTTCTTAACCACCTGGCTCAGCCCAACATCCTTGATCGCCAGATAATCCTTCATCGCCGAGGGCAGGAACACTCTCGTATCGGTCCCGTCAGCATTCTTCTGGCCATTCTTGGGGGCGTACAAATCCTGCATTGACTGCGGAGGCTGCCCTGTGTGCAGGTAGTGATAGACCGCCCCGTACAGGCCCACCAGCGTCGGCAGGGCGACCGTGTAGGCGAGGCGATGGGTAAGCCCCGGGGCGTTGCCGGTGACAGCATCCTTGGCTCCAGCCAAGGCATCGGCGGCCCCGCCGCCAAACTCCTCCACGTTGCCCTTGTTCCAGCCCACAGACCGCAGCGTGGCGAACGACAGGTCCTTGAGCGTGCGGTTCCAGAAGTCGTTATCGTGCACTACCTGACCAAAGCGATTGTCCACCGAACGCCAAGCCGATCCCATCGCATCGGATAAATCCTGGGCATTGGTTATCGAGGGGTCCTTGGCCAGAACCGATCGCGCCATCTCGGCAAAGGCCCCCATCTTGAGCCGCGGAACCAGCTTCTCCATGATCGGCTTGGCGAATTGCTCAAGGGCGGCGAATGGCAAGCGGACACCTGCCCCGATTGGATTTCCGTTATTCCACGCCTTGAGCATCTTATCGGTCATGCCGGTGTGGTAGAACTTGTCCATCCCCATCCGGGCGCCCTGAATCTGCATCGCATCGGCGATCAGCTTCATTTCCGGCGAGGCGTTCTCAGGATGTAGCCACGCATCCGCCACCGATCCGCCTGTGAAGTAATCGCGCACGCTCGCCAAGCCGGGAACCGCCGCCGTGGCTAATCGCCTCGCGGCCAGCTTCCCTTGTCCGCCATACGCATCCTCCATCGCCAAGGCCAATTCGCTGGCCGAGGAATTGATTGCACTGGTCCCGGCATGGAAGGCAGAGATGCCAAGGTTGGCCTGATTGAGCAGATTGTTGGCCATCAGGTATCCGCGAGTCAGTGGGCCAAAGTAGGCGTGGCTGGTCAGGCCGGGAGTCAGGGCGTTCTCAAAGACATTCGCTACCGGCTCTGGAGCCTGCTTCTCGCCAAAGAGCGGATCGGGGAGCCGCTTGTAGCCCTCCATCGGCCGCTGCCCGCGGGGAAGATCATGGGTGATGCCCTGCGCCTCAAGCTCATTGAATACATTGTGGGCGGTGATCCAGCGGTCCATCTGACCCAGACGCAATCGGGCAGCGGTGATTGGGTTGCTCACGGGCTTTAAGCCGGCGGCCAGGGCGTCGGCCTGAGTCTCAAAGACGCGAGCCTTTGTGAATCCGCCGCTTCCAGCCATCGGGCGCCGGGCATAAAGCTCACGAAGAATCTTGGCGTTGGTGGCCGGATCGCCTTCGTAGACGTGAGCCATGTAGTTTTCAAGGCCGTGGAATTCGGGGTCGATGGCCTGAATCTGCTCCAGCCGGTCATCGAACTGGCTCCGCAGATAATCGCTCACCTTTTGCAGATCGGGGGAATTCTGCGGGATGCGATGCTCGGCGTTATCGGTGATGGCCAGTTGCTCGTCCTTGGGCAGCTTGTCAATCTGCCGCTCGGCTCCCTGCATCGCATCGTTGAATTGATCCATCCGCCGGGCGCGTGTTCCGCCGGCCTCGCGGAACAGTTGGCGTGTCTGCAAAGCCGGATCGCCCGATTGCATTCCAAACAGGTTTTTCACTCCCTCGATCGCGCGAGCCGCCCCAGACACCGACGCTGCCACGGCCGGCCGCACGTCCTGCTCGCCGAATTGGTGAACTGATTCGGGAAGTACGATCTGGCCCGCCTGCCGCCCCATGAATGGCGTGGTGGATTCGGCGGGCAACGCCTTTTGCGGCGGGGCGATCTGGTCCCATTCGTCGGGCTGTTTGACCGGTGCTGACTCGGCGGCAGTTGGTGGCAGTTGTTGCGACTTGTCGCCACTCGGCGGCACTTGGCTTGACTCGGCGGCCGCCTCCGGTGGCTTAACTTCCCCTTGTTCGCCGGTTGTTTGCCGGTTGTTTGCAGGTTGTTCGCCGGTTGTTTGCTTCTCCTTCGGCGGTGCGATCTTACTCCACTCGTCCACACCATGAGCCAACGCCTCCCCGCCAGCCCCAATGGCCGCCATCGTGCCGACACCCTGGCCGATCGACTGCTGGGGATTGACGGTGGCTTTCGTGGCCAGATTACTCGCCGCCTGATAGCCGCCCATCTTCCCCGCCGATTCCGCCATGCCGCCGAGCAATCCGCTTGCCGGGAAGATTCGCGGCGCGGCGCCCAGGGCCATGCCCAAGCCGCCCTGGAGGATGTCGTTGACGTACCGGCGTTCCGGGCTGGCGTTGGTCGCATCAGCCTCCTGTGCCCCAGCCCCCATCGCCATCGTTCCAAAGGCGATCATGCCGGGAATGCCGGATGCCGCCAGCGGGATTGAGCCAAGGATTTGCGTGCCCGTCTGACTGATCTGGCCGGCCACGGAGTTTGGATCACCAACGGCCTGTGTGGCCTCTTGCCGTTCCTCCAGAGACTCGGCCTTGAGCTTCCCTTCCAGTTTTCCTGCCAGTGCCGACGATCGATCCGCCCTGATCGCGCTCAACCCGGCCCCGGCGATGTGGGCGATTTCCCCCCCGCCGGATTCCAATTGGGCGACCATGCCGTGGTAGCCGCGGGAGATGCCGCCCTCGATATTCTCCAGCGTGCTGGGTGGCGTCCACGAACCTGACGCGCCCCCAACGGGCGGTGGCGGGGAAATCTCATCCCATTCATCTGTGGTTGCGGCGGCGGCAGCACCCTGAGCCTGCTGGGCCGGAGGCGAGATTGCGTCCCATTCATCGGGCATTATTGACCGGCATTGAAGCCGTTATAAAGCATTGCCGGGGGAATCTGGTTCATCCCATTATCGCCATCCTGGGGCTGCTGCTGTGGCTGGGCAAACTGCTGTTCGTCAAAGTTGGGCATCATGGCGGCGGCGATGTCGGGATGGATGGGCGGCGGGGCAACCGGCATCGCCAACCCCTGTTGTTGCGCCGGGGGCTGCGGAGCCGGGGCCTGCGGAGCCGCGCCGCCCTGCGGTTGGCCGCCAAGTCCGCCGGCCTTATTGCCGGTGTCGGGAGCGCCACCAGCCGAGGCGATGCCGGTTTGCGGGGGCTGTTGCGGTTGCTGCTGCGCCTGCTGGTCTTGGGCGTTGACTGCGGCGGTTGACTGTGGATCGCCAGCGGACGGGGTTCCCAGCGCGCCGAGCATATTCCGGCTCACGGGCATCGACTTTCCATCAGGATTGGTAATCGTGTCGCCCTCCTTCATTCCCTGCCCCGCCGCCCACTTCTGAATCGCCGCCTTGCCGCCGGCGTATACGTCGGGGGGAATCTCATGAATTTTCGGGCCGCCCGCATCCTGCGGCTCGGGCTGATCGGGAGAGATTGTCGATCCGGTGTAGGTGTTCTGATTCTCGCCGGCAACGGCCGATGCGGGGGCATTGGGTTGTGCCGCGGTCGGTTGCGTTGCCGGGGGTGATGGCCGTGTCGCTGGCGGAGCGGCCGAAGGTTGCGTGGCGGCGGGGGCTGGGCGAGTGGCTGCACGCATTTGTGCCGACTTGTTGGCCTTGGCGTTAAGGGCCGACACGTCCTTGAGGGCGTCGAAAGACTTCTTGGCATCGTCCATATTGGGGGGAATCGAGATAGTTTTTCCGCCCGGACCCATGATGGTTTTATCCATCATGTTCCTCTTGATGTCGTTCATGTTCTTTTCCATGGCCGCTTGCGTGCTTAACTGCAAAGCCTTTAGTTGGCTGTCATCCAGCCCGGCCAAATCATCTGGCGTGATCTTAGCGGTCAGAGCCTTAAGGTCCGCCGGGGGATGATCCGTTAGATACTGAATGGCCACGGGATCGTGCTTCATGGCCTGTTTAACCATCGTCTGTTCAAAGTCGGGATTGTCGCCAAACAGGTCGTGCATCTCTTTGAAGTTTCGATCCTGTACCACCGATTTATTCCATGCGTTCTGAGAATCGTTGCACATCTTGTTGAACGCCGGATCGGTGAGTTTTCTTTGGTTATAATAGGTTTGCCTAGTCAAAAGCTCTTGCGGTGGAAGCTCGCCCCTGTCAGTGTAGCTGTGGATGGCTATCAGGTTTTTCATGTACCCTTCGGCATCGGGGTCGGCCATTACCTGCTGTGCCCCCAGCATGTTCTGCACCTTCTCATACTTCTCGGCGGCGGCTTCGCCCTGATTTTCAGCGATGGCCGCATAGGCCGGGCCGTGGTTTATGACGTTCTGCTTAAACGCATCCGCCCGCGTCGTCGCCGCGTCGGCCGTCTGCTGCTTAATCCCCAGCCCCGTCGTTCGGTAGGACCGCAACGCCTCCAGATAATTCTCGCGGTACTTCTGATCGGCCAGTTGCTTGGCGGCCTGGAGGATTTCCTGGGAGAGTCCCTGGAACGCCGCGGTGCGGGCCTCAGCCGCCCGTTCGCGGAGTTGTCCGCCGGCTTCGGCTCCCTGAGCGGCAACGCCCTCGCTGCCGCCAAAGCTGGATGATCCGGTTGCGCCTGAGGAGAAGTTCATAGTTGTTGGGTCCCTTCACCAGACGCCCCACTGGTATCAATCTCATTGGCTGGTGCGGGCAATTGCGTTGACGGGCCACCAACAAAGCCGGTGGCTTGCCCAGACGGGAATCCCAGCTTGATCGCCGTCAGCCCGCTGGTCACGGTGCTGGCCAATCCCGTGAGCGTCGCCGCATTCTCGGTCGCCGACGCCGCATCGTTGGCGCTCTCCGCGGACTGATACCCGCTCACCGCCTCCATCGCCTGCAACAGCGTGCTATTGTCGTTGCTGTACTGCGGGGCGGTCAAGTATTGGGCGAGTGCCGTGTTTCCCGCGGTGAGAACCTGCCCCTGCGCCTGGGCGACCTGCGAGGTCAGGCTGGCCAGATTGGATTCATAGGTCCGCTGGGCACTGGTCTGGCCCGCGATGTCGCCGCTTGAGCCTAGCGTCCCGCCGCTGGCCTGGGCCTGCGAATTGGCCGCCAACTGCTGCTGCTCCTGCAAGCCAAGCTGTTGCTGCTCAGATGTGCCGAGCGTGGAAAGCTGCTGCTGGGCCTGCCCATATCCAGTGGCGATGGCCTGCTCGCCCTGCTGGAGATTCTGGAACTGCTGGGCGTTGGCCTGATTGGTCTGTGCTGTCATGTACGGCAGTTCGTTGCCGACGTTGTTGATGCCGTTCACGTTCGGCGGTGACAGCACCGTCGCCGGGGGCTGCGGGTTGACCGAGAAATTAGTCCCTTGCCCAACCGCCTGCTGTGGGATAACCGGCGGAGCTTGAATCTGCTGGGCGGCGGCGTTGCCCGCTTGCGTGGCGTTGTTGCTTTGCAGGGTTGTCGGGATGCTGGAGGCAAAGTTGCTTTGCGTGCTGGGCGGGATGATCGAGGATGACGGGGCCACGGGAGAAGTCGTGGGCGCCGCTCCCGCCACGGTGCTGCTCACAGAGGGCGAACCTTGCACCTGCGGGATCGAGGGGGCGGTGATTGTGCCTGCGGCTGCGGCCATGTCACGATCCTACCCGAATCGACGGCAGCTTGCCGTTAAAAAGCTGCGGGAGCTTTGCCGCGATATCGCCCACGCCGGCACAGGCCGACAGGTCAACACAATCATCGGGCCGATCATCAAATGGAGTCTGGCCGGGCTGGCCATCCGCCACCGCCCTGAACATGAAGCTAAAATCTTCCGCCACGGTTCGATCAAACGCCCAGAGGTGATACTGATTAGAGGTGTCCACCAGCATCGACTCGGCTGGATAAATTTCCAGTGCCACCCACTCAGGCCCGCAGATGTCATTTTTGATCTGCTGAAAATGCCGCCAGTTATGCCAATTGAACTGGTCGATGGCCCGGATGCCCAGATGCTTGCCGCGCCCAGTGTCGCGGACGGCCACGACGTACAAATCATTGGTCCACACCTCCATATCGCCAAAGAGGGGCGACTCGTAGATCACGTCCGTTTTTTTCATCGCCTGCCATTTCATAATTTTCACCCTACAGTGACGCCAATGCCGTCAGCAATCCAGCCCCGGCCGAAGACGAAAGGAATCCAGCCAGCCCCGCCGCTCCCGCCACGCCAACGCCCACCTCGGCAATGGTCTGCTGCTGCGCCGCCGCATTGGCCGCCTTATTGCTCTGGTTCTCAAAAGTATTGAACGACGACTGCGCCTCCATCGCCTGCAAAAGAGTCGAGTTGTCGTTTGCGTACTGCGGCGTCGCCAGGTATTGGGCCAGCGCCGTATTGCCCGCCGCGTCCAGCGTGGCCTGCTGCTGGCTCATCTGCTCTTTGAGATTGGCCACTCCCAGTTGCCGTGTCGTTTTGCTCTGTGCCGCCACCGATCCGCTCACGGTATTGCCGGTCAGGCCCGCCGCCTGCTCCTGGGCGACGCCCGAAGATTGCATTCCCTGATTGATCGCATCGAACTGGCTTTTGGTTGCGTTCTCTTGATTCGTATTATTCGCCTCGGCCCCGGCATACCCGGAGCTTAACGCCCCAAGCCCCTGCTGTAGATTTTGATATTGCTGGGCGTTGGCCTGATTAGTCTGCGCCGTCATGTAGGGGATGACGTTGCTGGCGGAGTTGATGCCGCCGGCGATGCTGGGCGGAGCCAGCACTGTTGCCGGAGCTTCCGGGGCGACCGAGAACGATCCAGAGCCAAGCGTTTGCGTTGGCGTCACTCCGGCCTGTGCGGCCTGCTGAGTCGCCAGCGTGTAGGCGTTCTCAGTTGACGGGCTGGCAAATGCCGAGGTGGGAATCTGCTCTCCCGCCGGAGGCTGCACGGCGGTATTTGATCCCGACGTGGAATAGGGGATGGAACTGATGAACTGATTTTGCGTTCCGGTGGGAATGGCGTTGTTGCTCGGCCCGGTCGCGGCGGTGATGGGTGTTGCGACATTGGGCGGCGGCCCGATGGTCTGGCCCTGCTGGGTTGCGGAGACGGCGGAGGTTGCCGGAAGCCCGGCCGCGTTTGCCGCCGCGAGGTTTTGCTGTAGGGAGCCGCCGATCATAAACAACGATCTTAATCCGTCCCGCTCAAAACGCCATGATTAAAGTGCCGGCCGCCGGCGGGAAGCGAACGGCCGAGGCGTGATCGGACAGGGCGATGGAATCCGACACAGAGACGGCGATGACGGGTGTGTAGCTGATGATGACAATTCCCTGGCTTCCCGTTCCGCCCGTTCCGCTTCCGCCCCCAATGCCGCCTGCCCCGCCGCCACCTGAACCATATCCAGTAGCGTTTGATCCCGATCCCGATCCGGAGGCGCCGGCGCCGCCGCCTCCGGCCCCGCCAGCGCCACCCCCACTTCCAAGGTAGCCCGAATTGCCGCCGCCGCCGCCGCCGTAGTAGGTGGGCGATCCTGAAATGGAGGACAGAAATCCATCTCCACCAGCGCCACCTCCAGTGCTTACGCCATTTCCGCCCAGCGTTCCCGCTCCGCCGCCGCCGCCGCCGCCGCCAGACTCATCGGTCATATCCCCGTTGCCGCCGGGGGTTCCTTGCCCGGCCGTACCCGCCGCTCCGCTCTGTCCATAGTTATAGAAATAATTGCCGCAACCTCCGCCGCCGGAACCTCCCGATTGCGGCGGAGCGCTATCTCCCATCGCTCCCGTCCCGCCGGAACCGCCTCCGAAACAGCCAATGACGGGAGAACCGCCCACATTGAATACGCTGATGCCGCCGTTGGCGCTGGGAGACCCGCCGGCCCCCACGTCAATTTGGATTACTTGTCCGGGAGTAACCGATATTCCAGTGACGTATCGAACGCCCCCGGCTCCGCCGCCGCCCGCTGCATTACCAGCAACAATCGCTGATCCGCCGCCACCGCCACCCGCAACCACCAGGACATCAACAGAATAGACGCCCGCCGGAACAGTCCATGGCTGATAGGTCCCTACTGTGGAGAATACGACTACGGTTGGCATTCAATACCCCAGAGCGCTGGGGAGCATGTCCCACTTGGAATTGGTCGCGTCGTAAATGCCGCCGACGTAATCAATGGCATTGGCGGCGGTGCTGAGCGTGGGAATTCCGGCCACTCCCCAATCGAAGTTTGTCGGCCAGATAACCGTGCGGCTTCCCGTGCCGTCCTGCACGATCTTCCAGATGACCTTTTGCCCATTGATTGGATTTACTGGATTTGCCCAAGATGTGACGTTTCCGGCCAGCGTCAGCGAGAAGATGCTGTTCAGCGACACATCGGTCGCGGGCATGGCGGTGGCGAAGGCCAGCACGGTCAGCGGCTTGGCCGTGGCGGTGGATGTCTCCAGCTTGTCCAGGTAATCGTACAACTGCTGGAACGCCTTGCGGAGGCGGGGGAGTGTTTCGGCGTTGCGGTCTATGCGGGCGAGGCTGCTCAACGTCCACCGCCGCTTCGCTGCCTGCCCTGCGGCTCAACGGTCAATGTGGCGTGTTCCATGCTCAGGTAGTAACCCGCCGCCGCCGCCATCTGCAAGGTATACCACGCCCCCCGCAACCGCGTTGTGGCCGGATGATTCCAATCTGAGCCGACGGTCCCGGTTCGCGTCAGGTAAGGAGTTCCCTGGGTGACATCGTAAGCCGAGCCGCCGGCCGCCAGCGTGTACGTCCCGGAAAACGAGTTGGTATTGTCCAGCGGACCCGCCTCGCCCAGCGTGAAGTCCAGCGTGCTGATAATCGACTCTGTGGCCGGTGGCGTCGGATTGAACGGGCCAAGGGTGATGTAGTTGGGGATGGCGGTGGTCGTCAAATCCAGCACGTCGCCAGTGCCTGAGAACGTGCCCGTGTTCAACGTGAATAGTCCGCCGGTCTGTCCGCCGAAGATAATCTCCCGCTGTGCCTGTGGGCCGCCGGTCATGTAGGTGGTTGCGGTAGGTCCGACGCTGGCCGGGAAACTCACCGGCCAGAATCCCTGCCCGCGAAGATCGTAAACCAGATGCGTTCCGGCCCCGCCGCTGGTCGGCGTGACAGTGATCCATATGTACCAACGCTTGGGATCGTAAGTCACGCAAACCGTGTTCTGGGTGATGTCGATGGCTTTGAAGAACTGATCGTACTGAGTGTAACTGAGATTGGTGGGCGTCCCTGATCCGCTCCACAAAAATAGGCCGTTGTTGTTGGCCCAATACAGGTTGCCCAGATCATCCCTGCACCACGCGGACTGAGAGAACACGCCGCTGCCGCGGTTGATGTTGGTCACAATGCCGCCGGCCCTGGGATCGCCGGTCATCGCCCAGACCGAATCCGAGCAGCCGATCAACATGATGTCGGCATTGGACGGCATCAGGGCCGTGACGGGCGAGGGAATCACCCCCACCTCGCTTGCCGTTGACTCAAGCCCCACGGCATACGCCTGCGCCCCGTCCACCTGGGAGAAATCAAAATCGGTTGGATATCCTATTCTTGAAATATATATCGCGGTCGGGGCTGACAACTGGCCGGACAGGCAAAGGCAGCCCCGCCACTCGGCGCAAATGGCGCAGTTGACGGGAATGGGCGGCGGCGTGGGCAAAACGGATATTGTCCCGTCGGCTAAATTCAGGTCGTTGATGTAAGAGATTGCCACCGGCGGCGTGACGGCGTTGTTGGTCAGGTCGATCTGCATAATGAAGTCGCCGTCCACCGCGTACACCGTGTTATCCAGAAAACACATGCTTACGGTTGTGTCGATGCCGAACACCTGCGGCGACTTGGCCAAAAGCGAATAGGTTCCCTCATAGCTGGAATAGATCGACACCATTCCGCCATTGACCGCCACAAGCCGCGGCAGCAGGCCAAAATTGGATGAGGTCGTGCCGGGGAGGATGGAGATGCCATAGACGCTCACCGGCGTCCCGTACCCGCCAAACTTATTGGGCATGGTCAGCGGTGCGCTGTTGCAACCGAACGCCACCTGCACATTGCCGGCGTTGACCTGCGCCCCAATGTCGTAAGCCGTGATGACCTGCGGCCCCATCGGCGCGCCGTTAAAGAGAAGCTGGGCAACTCCGCCGAAAGTGGACAGGCCGATGTTCCAGATCGGATCAGCTTGTGCGTTATAGGGCGTTGTGAATACCTGGGCGTCCACTGTGACATTGGTGATCGTGTCCCCCAGAGTCCAGTGCTGGAGGCGGATCGAGCCGGTGATCGGATTGCAGACCACCTCGTAGGCTGGATAGGTCGTTCCCGATGGCGGTGTGAAGATCAGGCCGATTTCCAGTGACGGCGGCTGGGGTCCGCCGCTAAGCTGTGGAACACAGGAAAAGCTCAAGCCCGCAAACCAGTTGGCCCCGACGATCCCGGAGGTTGCGGCACTGCTCAGGATCGAGAAGCTATAGCCGGGCGTCTGAGTGAACACTCCCTGACTGAATCCGCCCCCGGCATTGAATCCGCCCGCATCTAGGTTGCTGTAGGTTCCGTTTGCCAATGGGTTGCTCCCCGCCGCATAGCTGGAGAACGCCTCACTCATCGGCGTCCATGCTGTGCCGTCGGGCGTGCCCGTCGTCAACGCCTGGACCAGCGGCCCATAGTACGGACTGGTCGTGCCGTAATAACTGCTCCAGACATTTGCCGAGGCTTTATCCAGGCCGGCGCCGGCATCCTGCGTGTAAGGGAAAGTCTCTCGGAAAATCCGGGCATCGCCGATGGAAAACTCCAGGCATTGCAGATCGTTGACGTAAGAGTTTTTGTAAGAGACCAGCCCGGATGTGCTCGATCCACCGTAGATCGTGGCGGGGATGCCGTTCTTATTCAGGGCAATATCGTTAAACGTGTTGCTGGAGGGGGTGAAGAAATTGCTCAGGGTGAAGTAGGCCGCATAATTGGGCGGCGAGCCGATGATCGAGAAACTGCTGACACTCACGCCCGTTCCGCTGGTATTAGTGGGCAGCCCGCTCCAGGTTCCAGTGGCTCCCGTGCTGCCGGTGTAAGTGGCGATGCCGCTGGCGGTGATCTGGCCCAGCGTGCCGCCGATGTAATTGCCAGTGAGATTGTATTGCAGGTATTCCGGGAGCTTTTGAGTGCCGTAGCTGAATAGCTCAAACGGGCTGCTGTTCACGGGGTTGAACTGGACCGTTTGCCCAAGGTAGCAGTTATTGATTCCAAGCTCGGCAGTGTAGGTGTTGGAACCGAGACCTCCAGGAGTAGCTCGTAAAGAGATCGCAGTGTTGCAGATGAAGGGGGCGACGAGAGTAGAACCGCCAGTAAAGAAGTTCGTGGCGGCGTTTTGATAGTCGCCCGCGGGGGAGGCCGGGTTGACCGTCGAGAGTTGCGCCGCGACACAGAGCGTGCCGCTGTTCGATCCGAATTGCGCCGTTGCATAAGCACACTCCGTTTGAAATCCGAGCGTTCCTGAATGGGGCAGATAACCAGTCGCCACGCCGATCACCTGTGCCGACACCCCGAAATTCGCGCCGTCAGTCAGGAGCATTACGCCCTTGGCGATCAGCCCCGCCGTGTAGCCCGTCTCAAACATCGGCTGGCTTGCATCGGTGGCGACCAGTGACGGATTGGGATTCTCTGCCGGCGACGACAGCACCGCTCCGCCGGCGGGCAGGATGTAGGCGTTGGCGTTGGCTGTCTGCTGCTGCCCCAGTCGCATGGCCACCGGCGGCGATCCGCTGTTTGTCGGGAAGGTTCCCGCGGTCGGCACACTGCTGTTCACAAAGAGCGACCAACTCGGCGCGGCCGCCCCGTTGAAACCGATTGCGCTGCTGCTCACGTCCACAAATGGACCGGCCGCCAGGGGGAATTGCAGCATCGACTCCAGCCCCTGAACATATCCGGGCGAGGGCGTGAAAGTTGAGCTTGCGCTGGCGTTGGGCGGCGGCAGGGAGATTTCCGGGACGCCCAGGCGGTCAATGTAAAGCTGATAGGTTCCCAGCGCCCCATTGCCGGCCGCGGCGCCGATACTGGCGACGATCAAGCCTTGAATCTCACTTGCAACTCCCGCCACCGCGCCATTAAGAGCGATCACCGGCTGGCGGAGTCCGCCGCGAAGGCGGTTGTACTGCGAGTCGTAAGGGAGCCAGTTGAGGGCGTCCCAGCAGGACTGGGGGAGAAACTGAGCGAGATATCCCTGCTGGTACTGATTCTGATTGGAACGGAGATAGCTGCGGTTCACGCCGGACTGCGGATAGGGAATAACAAGTTTCTGCGCTGGCATGGCTTCCCATCATACCAACAAAATGGCCCGGTCCATCGCCGAACCGGGCCTCGCGGGGGGAGGAAATCTTTAGGTCAACCGCTGCGCCATGTCGGTAAAGACCAGATTGCTGTGGATGTCCACCGACACAGAGTAGATGTTGATCGCATCGGTGGTGTGGGCCGTGGAGGTGAGGTTGATCCACAGCACGTCGCCGGGCATACAGCCGTTGCCGGAAAGATCGATGGTGCAGACGCTGGGCAGTGCCGCGGACTTGGGCACGGCGGCCGAGATTGCCTTGACCGTCAACGCGGAAGAGAGTGCCTTGCCGGTGCGGGAGCGATAGGCGGTGCAAGTCAGTGTCGGCGCATCGGTCGAGCCGTTGGTCACGCAATGCACTTTAATTTTCAGGTAGTCGTTAGTACCCGACAAGCCGTTGGGCGAGCCGGGATCGTAGTCGCCGGGAAGGCGGATGCGGAAAGAGCCAAGCACGTTACTGGAGGCCGCCGCTTGCCAGCCAATAAAGTTTGTTTCCAGTGCGGCAATGGCGGGCGTCGTTCCCGCCGTCAGGACCAGCCCGGCGCTGGTGGTGACATAGGGAACCGAGAGCATCCGCTTAAACCCGTCGCCGCCGCCGCCGGGAGAATCGCCGGTGGGGATTTGTTGCAATTCGGCGAGTACGTTTGTCGGGTCCATAAGAAGGCTCCTTTGAAGGGCACTACGTTACGCCACTCCGCCGCGAAAATCTATAGTTGGGCTTGATGTGGCTGCGAATGAACTGCCCCTTGCTGGTGGCGGCCTGGAGCTGGGCGAACACGTCCGGCGGCACGCCCGCGTAGTCATAGACTTCCCCGCCGCTGTACTCGACGGTCAAGACGCCGCTGGTGTAGGCATAGCGATTGATGCTGGAGGATTTAACGGTTATCCAGTCCATCAGGAAAGCCTGTCATTCCAAGTAATAGGAACGCCGCGAAAAGTGGGGAACAGCTTCGCCTTCACCTCAGAGGACGTAATGCCCGTGCAAGAGTTTTTGCCCAGCGTGCATTTCTGTAGGGCGATCAAGTCCTCGTTAGAGATTTTGTATGGCCTTGGCTTCACCAGCTTCGCCACAAATCCCGCGAAGGGAATCGCCGCGATCAGCCCCAGGAATTTTCGACGTGTCATAAATCACCTCTATTAAAACGGCTGCGGGATATTCACCCCATTATAGGTATCGCAGTCGGCAAAGGTAGAGAGCCGCCCGCGACTCCTGAATCGATCCTCACTGCGGTCGCCATAGTCCAGACCGATGCCGGGGTTGCTGCGAGCGTCCTCGGCGATGGCCTTTTGCAGTGCATCGCTGTACGCCGCGAACCGCTCCGCCTGCTTGTCGTTGACCTGCAACTCCGCCTCGGCCAGGCACGCTTTAATCACCAGATCGTCGTGCTGGAATCCACAGATGCTCCGGTCGGTGGCGTTGACCAATGCCTGCGGGAACCGCTTGTAGCGGGCGGTGATCGTGTTGATGCTGGCGGGCATGGGCCAGAACATGATCTCCCACCGTCCGCCAGTCGTGCCCGCGTTGGAGTTGATCGGCCGATAGGCGTAGGCGCTGACGGTCCCAACCGCGTGCGATCCGGCCTGCATTCGCAAAAGCTCAACGGAGTCGATGGGCTTGAGTTCGATTCGCGGGCTGACCTGATTGTAAACCCATGGGTCGATGAAGATGCCCATGAAGTCGCCGGGCATGTAGTACCGCCAGGTGTAACCGTACAGTGCCGGAGAAGCGGCAGTTGTCGGGAGGGCCTGATATTGATCGGCCGCCACGGGTTGCTCGCACGGCCAGCCCGCGACGGTGAATGTGCCGGTGGACCCGGTGTAGCCGGTGATAATCACCTCATCGACAGAGGTATCCTGATGGATGACGTTGCACCCCCATCCGGTGAAATAACCATCGGCATATTGTCCCGCGAGCGTAGAATCGACAAAAGTGGTCGTCGATGCCGAGGTGACAAGTCCCGATTGCGGCGTATCAGCGAAAGTAAGACTGAGCGGAACATTGAGGAAGTTCCACCGGGGATTTGCCGCGATGACGCGACGGTATCCGTCGTTGACGATGCGATTGACTCGGTTAAGTTCGTAGGCGTTCGTGGGCGGGGCTACCACTCCTCCTGAAATTGTATTGGTTCCCAGGTACTCGGCCACGCGGCATTGAAGCTCAAGGAAACTCTGCCCCAGCGTCGGATCGATGATGCCTGGCGGCCCCGTGGGCAGGCCGGTGAACGGCACGCCCGCAAGGCCGCTGGGCACAACCTTGTCGATGAACGTGCTGGGATCGGCGGTGGAGGCGGAAATCGCAAAGCCCAGATCGCCGATCGTGTTCGTGTCGGTTGCGGTAAGCGCGATGGAGTAAAGGCCGCTGCCGATCAGTGTCACCGCCCCCTGTGCCGGCGCCAGCGCCCCGCCATTCTTGCTGAGCATCACCGTGACGTTGCTGGCCGCTCCCGTGTAGCCGGTGATGTGATCCGACGAGAGAACCAGCAGGAATGACCTGTTATAGACTGCGCCCTGTGGTATAGGTTCTGCCATGGCTTATCCAATAGTCTGACGACTGCCGACCCGCGCGCCAAGGGCGGAGCTTGGCCGGCGGAACGCCACCGACGATTCTCCGGCAAAACTCGCCGAATCAGATAAGTGCAGGGAATCGGCCACAGCGGCAGCCGCGGCCATGATCGCCGCAGCGGAATCACTCATGGTGATCGAATCCGACAGCGACGGGAAGGATTTGCCAATGGCAGAGGCGCTGGCCGACAAGGTTACGGAGGCAGACAATGAGCCGGTGGCAGCGTTGTTGGCGGAAGCGGAAGCGGAAAGCGTGAGAGAATCAGAGACGGATTCGGGATAGTTCCCGCTCGCCGCCTCAAACGTGGCGTTAATTCCCGTATTGGTCGTGGAACCCGGCAGCGTCCACGTTGGGTTGGTCGCTCCCGCGGTCGTCTGAATCAGGTACGCCATGCCCCAGCCGTAGCTGACTGCTGCAACCAAAATTCCAGAAGAGTTTAATGTGAAACCAGAATCTACGGACGGAGAGGAGGAGGGCTGTATCCCAACAAAAGAAACAATAAGCTCATTATTCTGGGTTGGAGTGACGCTTCCAGGCTGAAATCCGCCGGCGGAATCATTTCCACTTCCAGTTTGTTGATCCAATGGAGAAGACGCCGCGCCGCTAAAAGCAAGGACCGCGATCGGCGAGTATGAGCCCGTGACGGTGAAGGTGTGTCCGGCCCCGACGGACGGGCCGTAGCAATAATAAAGTTTCGCGTACTGATCCATCGAGGGGTCGTTTGAGGTTTGAATCAGCGTCCATGTGTTGCCCTTGCTATCGCTCAGGGAAAGGCCGCCCTGCAACTGGTTCGTTATCCCGACCACAATCAGATTCGCGCCGGTGGTATTGATGGCGGAAGTGGTAAGCGATGAAGCCGAAGTACCTGCAAGAGAGGTCGAAGCAATAAGAGAGAACCCCATGGTGGAACCTAGTCATTCAAAACATACGTCACGGTCAACGTGTTGCCGCTGATGACCGGCTGGGCGGTTCCGAACGACGCCTCACTCAGAAGTGTTCCGCTGGTTCCAGTAGCCACGCTGGCGATGAACGCCCCGTTGATCGTCGCGGTTCCGGTCATCGAGAACACCGCCGGCGATGCCGTGTTGGTGATCGACTGCGAGCTTGCCGCCGCCGGAGAATACGCCTGACGGTTGCCGGTGTAGCCGACCGCCTCTGTCCAGCCCGCGTGCGATGCCAGCGTATCCGCGGCGGCCAGGGCCGAGAAGCCGGAATTGTCGATCAGGCCGACGTACCACGCCGTAATCTGGGTCACGCCGCCGATGGCCGTGTCGAGGATTTTATTGCGGCCGAGGTTGGTCACAAGATTGGGCGCGGACCATTCGCGGATCAGATTGCCATCTTTGTCGTGCAGCTTGAAGTGGAACGTGCCGTGCAGGCGCATCTTGTCGTCAACCGCATGGCCGGCGGATAATCCTGCCGATGCCTTGTCGTTCAAATTAACCGTGTCTTGCATATTCGCCTCACACGTTGGGGTAAGTCGCCTTGATCTGGGCCAGCATCGTCTGGGCCAGCGAGTCGCACTGCGCCGAAGTCATGGCCGGAGTGATGATGGCATCCACCTTCGCCGCTCGCCACCACGTCTCAAGAAAGTAGTCCTGGCAGAACCAGAGGTTGCCGCTCACGCGAAGCTGCACCGGCATGGTCTGCTGCACCACCGCGACTTCGTATTGCAGATTGAAAAGGTTCAACAGCGTGCTCATCTGGAGCAGCTTGGCGGAAAGCTCTTGATAGGAAGGGAGCAACTTAGCCCCCTTGCGGGCCGCCCATCATGCCACCCATCATGCCGGTGGGGATGGAGGCGGCCACGGGAGAGCGGGCCATGGCGGGCTTGGCCATCTTGCCGGCCGCCGGCGGCTTTTTCTTCTTGCCGGGCGGCGGCGCGACCTTCCGGGCCACATTGGTCGCGGAGTTGTACTTCTTTCCGTCGTTCATTCTACAGTGCCTTGGCAATCAATAGCGTCGGGGCGGTTGCACTCACTCCCGTCGCCGGGCCGCTCTGCATCAGCACAAAGCGTCCGGCCGCCGCCTGTCCCATCGTGGGGTAGGGCGAGCCATTGCCCGCCTGGATCACGCTGACGGTTCCAGAGGTGTTGTTCTGGGCGAAGGTCAGGGTGCTGGCGATATTGAGCGGATAATTGGCGTACAGCGATCCCAGCGGCACTTCCGGGCCAAAGGTGTTGCTGGGCGTCGAATAGTCCGGCACAACCACGTCGCCAACGGCAGCGTTGTTGTAGTTGACTAGGATAGGGATAACGGCGCCGGGAAGCGGGCGGGCGATCACAACCGAACATGGCCCGGTCGTTACCGGCGGGAATACGCCGCTGTTCTCCGGGGGCTGTTGGATCACCACGCCGGCGAACTGGCCGCCGGTCAGATTGATCGTGCCGGCGGTTCCATTGTTATTGGAAACATATCCGACATCCTGCACGGCCCGGCCTAGCAATTCCTCCGGCTGGAGATTGTCTAACTGGTCGCCAAAGGGCTGGAATGGGGCCAAGCCGGAAAACTTCGTGGCCGGAAGGCACGCAACAGGATCGGTGTCATAGATGACAGCGTTGCCCTGCACTAACGTCGCCGTACCCATGTAGTACGCCGATTTGAGGATCAGGTCCTCCTGATTTTGATATTGCGGCAAACCCATAGCTGGCTCCTTATGCCGGGCAGGCCTTGTGAATCACGGCTCCGCCTTCGCGGACGTTCGTGCAGAAAAATTGATAGCTGTTGTCGATCCAGGTGGTGATGACGTTGTGCAATTCCACGTCGCTCATCGGATCGTGCTCGTACATCCAGTTGCCGCCCTCGACGAACGGCTTGAACTTGGCGTGATTGACCATGTACACCGGATCGGTTCCCCACGAAGGATTCACGCTGGGGCTGTCCATATCCAACTGATTGGCGTACTCGATCGGCACGCGCTTGAAGGTCGTCGCGCCATGGAACTTGTCGGCGTCGGGGCCGAGGTTGTCGTTCTGCTTGGTGGCGATGTCCTCGTAGTTGGTGATCGTCAGCAGGTTCATGTAGATGCGGTAATTGCTCTTTGGCCCATCGCTCATGTCGGTGATGGTGATCGGCGATTCAAAGTTGATCGCATGGAAAGCCTTGCGGCAGAGCTTCACGAAGTTGGCGTCGATCTGCGTGTAGACATCGGCCCAGTTTCGCCACAGCGGCTTGGCGGTGGGATTGATTCCCGCCTTGTTTGTCAGCACATAGGTCGGCGTACTGGTCTGGCCGTAGATGATTCGCCGGCCGCAGAAGCTGCCCGGAACGTCGATCGTGCTGGAATAGCCAGAGGCCGTGGAGGGAACAACCTTATTGAGCCAGAACGGCAGGCCCGCCGGATTAACATCGTCGGTGGATGATTCCGGGGCCAGGAAGGCGCGAAGCTCCAGCAGATTGGCCAGCGAGAGCATCGCGTCGATGCGGCGGCTGGTCAGGAGCTTGATGTACATCGCGCCGCCGCGATTGCGCAGAGCCTCGTGGCGTTCAATGCTGTACGGCACGTCGCATTGCACCCACGGCATGGCGATGCGGCTTTGCACGTCCTGCACGTTGACGGTCTGCTTCTGCCAAAGGCGGACGTGCTGGGCGTTACCGGAGTTGTCCAGCATCACGTTGCGGACAATCGACGTGCCGCCCTCGACTTCCTTTTTGTCCTTGGCGAACCACCGATTGACGGCAATGTACTTCTGATTCTGCAGCGCAACTTCAAATTCCAAATCCGGGAGATTGGGAAGCGTGGTGCGCTGCAGATCAACAAGGTCCGAATTAGAGACGCCGCCGGTAAGAGCCATAACTACATTCCTTGGCGATCAAAATCGCCGCTTCGGGCTACATGCCCAATTCATCCATTTTGTCCTGGGCGATCTTGGCCGCGTAATCCAACTGTTCCTTGGCGTTCCGCGGCTTGTCGGCCACCGAACGGTTGCCCGGCTTGAGGGTGAACTGGCGAGCGCGGGTTTTCAGTTTGTTGACGGTCGTTCGCTGGGTGCTGGTGGCGACGTGATCGAAGGCCACGATCTTATGGGCCTCGGCAATCGCCTGGCGCACGGTGGTTTGCAGGCCCTGCGCCTTGCGGCCCTGAATGATTTCGTTGGCCTTGGTGAACAACACGTCCCGGAAAGCGATCTGCTCCGGGTTAGCCCGGTCAAGCTGTCCATACAGTTGCGGGAATTGCTTGCCAAGCTCATCGGTCACAGCGTCCCGCTCGGCGATCACCACGGCTTGCCTCTGTTCGGCCAGGGCCTGCTCTGAGGCGTCCAGGCGAGAGAGAACGGTTCGCAAAACATCGGCGTCCTGCTTACCGTGACGGCGCTCGTAGTCCAACGGGTCAATCTTGAGTTTCAGGAGCGGATCGGCGGCGGGCGGCGCGGCGGCTTGCGCCTGAGTCGCCTGGCCGTTCAATGCCTTGAACCAGAATTGCAACGCCCCGGCCGGATCGGCTTCATAGGCCGCGTCAATCGAGGCGGCGCTCATGCCGTTTTGGAGAAGCCGGTTGCGTATGCCCGGATCGAGCGGGGGAACGGCATACCCGGTTGGAGTCGAACCTGACTCCTCGTCCTCATCGGTAAGTTCGTCAACGGCGTCATCGGCCGTTTCCTCGGCTTTGGCTGGCGGAGTCAGTTCGGGATCAATCGCGCCCTCTTCCAACTCCTCTTCATGCCGAGCCTGCACCCGTTGGCGTTGCTGGTCGGCACTGGGGGCTTGCTGATGAGCGCCCTTGCCCTGGCGGATGCGGGCCATGCTCACAATCGCCTTTTCCCTGGCGGCGGCGTCGGCGGCGGCCGTGGACATGTCAACCGCCGGCTTGCCCTCAAGGGCGGCGGTGATGCTGTCCACGACTTCCTTGGAAACGCCCTCCACAGAGCCTTCGGCGGGCGTGTCGATGATTGTGTCCTCTGGCATGAACGCCAATTTGAGCAACGGAGCAGCGTTGTGTCAAGATGGGCAATCTGGGAATTGTGGGGGCAATGGCTGATATGGGAAACAAAAAACCCGGCAGTGGGAACATCCCACCAGCCGGGCGTCGATAGAATGGACTATCGGATCGGCGGCAGCGGGACGCCGCCCTGCGGATCGGGGAGTTCTTTGGGAGGGTGATCCTTGAGATGCTGCTGCAAAATATCGCCGGCCTCGCGGCGCTCCTGGCCGGGGCGTTGCGGGCCGTACTGACCGTTATGGAAAACGATCAGGGCGTGCAGGAGCTTTTTCATGTCGGCGATCTGCGCATTAAGTTCCGAGAGCAATGCTTCGTGGGGGGATTGGATCGGCTTGTACTCCGGCGGAATGATTGGGGCTGTCAAGCTTCCCTGTGGTGGAATTTCTCCGCTCATCGTCGCGGCCCAAACTCTCTGAGTAAACTGACGAGCTTGCCGACCGGAATTTCCCAGCCCAAAGCCCTGTCGGCCTCACTGATGTTGGGCGAGCAGGAGAGCCAGCAGAACAGGGCTGGGGCCATCTCTTCCGGCTCGGCGGCGATCAGGCCGTCCCAGAGCTTATTGAACGCCGTGTACCGCAATTGCTGGACCAGGCGATCAACCTCGGCGACATCCTCGTCGGCGATATCGTCCTGCCAGGTCTGATCGCGGAACTGCTCCAGTGTCAGGTTGTCCGCGTTCACGCTCACGCCCTCTTTGACTGTCGGCATAATTATCCCTCACATGACAAAGTATTTTCTCCCCTCCGGGGAAGTCGTTCGCTTGTTTTTATCCGCGAATCCAAGGTCTTTCAATACACGTTTGTATTGCGAATGGCTGCGGATCACCATCCGCCCATCTGGTAAAAACTCGTGGTGCGGAAATCGTTGCTGCGCCTCAGCGATCTGCTTGGGGGCAACGCCAAGAGAATCTGATAGCATGGGCCGGGAGTAGGCGTCATTTCCTGATGCGAGTCCGGCGAAGGCGTTGACACGCTCGCCATCTGTGACGGCCGTCTCTTTCCAGCATTTGCAGCACGTCGCCTTTTTGGGTTGCTTCTCCGCATCGTAGACCTTGTGGCCTTTCCAGCCGCAGGGGCATTTGTAAATGAAAACCGGCATCAGCCACCTATATTTCCGGTTGTTTGAAGGTTCTGGGCCAGCGACTTAACCGGCTGGGCCGCGATTGCCCGCTGGCTCGGCTGGGCGTTACTTCGCATTGTAGTCTTTCCCGTTTTGCCCTGCTTCCGCTGCATCATCCCTGGCGCGGGCTGCTGGGGTGATCCGCCGCCGGAAATCGCCGGATTACCCGGCCCAGGCAGGCCCATTGATTCAGGCGTTGGCGGCGTGGGGATCGTCATCGCGTTGAGGCTGGGATCGCCCGTGTTCTGCATCCTCAGGAACGCCTGATGCTCATTGAAGATGTCCTGATTGAAAATCTCATCCATCTCTTTCAGGTTCAGCTTGCGGCCGATAATTTCCAGCGTCTGTGGTATCTGCACCGCGCCGCCGGTCTGTTGGCTGGCCTGTGTGATGGCGGGGATCACGTTGGTCATAAACTGCATGAGGTTCTGCACGTCGGTCTGTGGGTCGCTTCGCGTCATGGAGAACGGGACGATCTTGATGTGGTAATGAAACCACTCGCCGCGATCTTCGTCGGGATCAAAGATCACCTGTTCGCTGATCCGCATCGGCACGCCACGGTCATTGAATACGGTTTTCTCCTTGACGCTGGGCAGTTGAATCAGCGGGTCCATGTACCCGTAGTAGGCAAGGTTCTCACATACTTCACCGGCGAAGCCATAGACCTTGTTCTGCATATTGCCGATGACGGTGGCCTTGGCGGCTTGCTGGCCGGTGTATTCGCTGGCGGTCGGCTCTTTGCTGGTGGGGCTGGACGACTCGCCGGACTGCTCGGCAAAATCTTCTTTGATCCACGCCGCCCAGGTGTAGGCTTGATCGGACGTGCCGCCCAATTCGATCTCTTTGATCTCCTCCAGGTTCTGCACGCGAACCGTCTGGCCGTCATCGGCCATGGCGATTTCATTGGCGTCCTCGCTGGCGACATCGGTGTAGGCCAATACCTTTTTGGCTCTCTCGGCCTGCCGGGAAATCTTTCGCCCGATCCGGTTGGCCAGCATGTGCGAGTCATACCAGATCGTCGCCGGCGCCACGTCCAGCACGTTGTTGGGAACGGGCATGAATCCCAATTTGTGATACGGCCCACGCGGCGGACCTTCGTAATCGGCGACGTGGAGGAATTTTGTCTCAACGGTGTTTCGCTGATAGGGCAGGCAGACGACCAGCTTCTCCCGCGGCAGGTAAATCTCCACCAAGTCAACGTACTTCTCCACCTCCTGACTCCAGCGATTACCCTGGCGGTCGCCGCTTATTCCTTCGGCGGTGTGGAGGGTTTGACGCAAGGTTCCAGCGTAAGAGTCTGGCAGGGCCTCAGCTTCCGCACGGCTCTTAACATAGCCGCTGTCGAGAAGCAGTTGAACGGGGACTCGCATCTTATGGCCAATTGCGACCTGCTCGTCCCAGTCGCGGGCGAGCGGGTCAAGTATGAGATCATCCGGGTCGATCCGCTGGGCGTAAGGCATTCCAACCGCGACATCTTCATCCTCGCCTTCAATGAATTGTTCGGTTGACGCGATGCCATCCTTGATGACGCCGCAGCCGAACGTCAGGGCGTCAAAGATGCAAAGCTGGAGCGTGCGGGCGAATTGGATTTTCTCCAGCAGCCGCGTCATGTAGAGCTTTAAGCCCTCGGCAAACCACTTGAACTGAACCAGATCGCTGGTGATATCGACTTCCGGGTTGTCCATCACCAGATCGGCCATGCGCCCATACAGGGCCTTGTTGAGCAGGTTCATCGGTGAAAACTTCGTGTCGTCGCCGTCGGAGATTCGCGTTTTGGCGTAGAAGCGGCCGTTGGATTGGCGGAGGATTTTGGCGCGACCGTCCCGGTTGTGGGCGAACTTCTCCACGCTGATGTGAACGAGCTTAGAGATGACGGGGGGCGTTATTTTCATAGATGAGCCGAGGCTGACTCCGCAGCCTCTTTCAATCTACCCTCACAAGCCAAGCTCCGCAAAGATGCTCTCATAGTCACACCCCATCGTGCTGCACTCCCATCGTTTGGCCCGGCAGTGGTGGCTGTCGTGGTGGTTGCCGTCCAGCGCCGCCAGCACGGGAACGCCCAGCCCCTCGGCAATCGCCAGCGGCAGTGAGCTTGAGCCGATGAACAACTTGCATCCGGCGATCAACTCGGCCATGTACAGGGCGTTGGCCGTCTGCTGCCAGGGCAGATCGACGCCATGCTCCTCTTTGAGTTTCTTCTGCTCGCTTTCCAGGCCGATGAACAGCATCGGGTAAAAGTTTTTTTCGCTGACCAGCCGATCGTGGATCGCCTTCCACGGGAAGAACAGATTCGGCCTTCGCGGGGAGTACGCGGCGATTACATACCCGTTCTGCTTGGCCGGCTCCGGCAGCGTAAGCCACGGCCCGCGACACACCCGCCCATCCAGCCCCGCCAATGCAAGGTGGCATTCGTGCAGGTTGCGGTGCGTGTTCCAGCGGGGGAGGATGTCAGAGAAATCAACGTCTGGCTTCTCGTCGGGATCGCCGGGATAGACGACTCGCGTGATGTAGGGCTGGGCCTCCAGCAGCGGGCGGATGAAATCCACTCGCCAGGGCGTCATGCCGTGCAGGGTGTATTTTGGGTTGACCGTCAGGTGAAGCTGGCCACCGCCAAGGGCCTTGATGGCGTCAAGGCTATACACGATATCACCCAGATCGCGGGAGTGAGCGAATATCATCTTTTGTTTCCATTCAGCATGGGTTATCAAACCTCCGATTGGCCATGTCGGTCAATCCCGGCGGATCATTGAAGTTGATCTTGCCATCGTTGCGGGCAAGGTACGCAAGCAGATTCTTGGCCTCGGCATTCCACCTGTCGCCGCAGCGGTTGCTTGCCAGGCATCGCCGCAGGTGGCGAACGAGCGATGCTCGCCATTTGTAGTGGCGCACCTTATAGTCGCCCCCGCCGTAGAACATCTTGGGATCGGGATGATCCATGTGCTGATGGATGCTCGCCCCGTGATGGCCCGGCGAGAGGTTCACCCACGGCCGATGCAGCATCACCTTGCGAGTGCCGCCACGCAAGAATAGTTCAGTCATTCGCGTTTCCACGGGGTATTGCATAGAGAGCATGGCGAAGTGCTTGGCTGGCGGAAGTGTTCCATCAGACGCCACCATGTCTACGAAATGCCCAATGACGCCATCGGCCCCGGACGCTTCCAGACGGTCAATCTCAATGCCAATCCGGCAAGGAAACTCATAAAACTCATCCAGGTCCGCCGTGATGACCCAATCGTCATCCTTTACGCCCAGTTTGGCTAGGATATCCGCTTGGACAATGTGCTGGGTAGGCCCAATAGCCAAAGATTCTGAAATGGCGGCAACAATGAGATGCTCAAATAGATTGAAATTTGGTCGTATATATGATCCACTGGCGACACAAACGACCATCTGATCGGCCAACTGCCTGTAATGCCACAGCCAATGCCGCAGCATCCCATCTTCATCGGTCAAGACTGTCGTGATCGCCCAGATCATTCGTGCCACCTTACGAATTCGATTTTGCGTTGCGTTATTCTCGCGTCCCTGATAATCGCCGGATTGATCGCGGGACAGAGGATATGGCGTCCATCGTGCCACGACGCCAAATCCTCTATGGCGTCGTGGAGACAGTGGCCAAACCCGCGGACGCCCTTCCCGTCCGGCCTAAGCCCGACCGCGTAGCGGAAACCGATAAAATATCCGATTTCGACATAGAGGGTCACAAGTCCATCTCCGCCATCTCCCGCTCCCGGTTCTTCATCGTCCTGGCCCGCCGCCGATACGCCGCCGTGCCTGGGAGTATCCGCTCCCCCGGCGCACCGCTGCCCCATTCCTTCCGCCCCAGCACGGCCAGGGCGTCGGCGATGACGTGATCCCCGTGCAGGCCGCGTCCGCCGCCAAGTTCGCTTGACGCCTCGGTCGGCGACTCGATCCGGCCCTCCTCATTAAAGGTGTACTTCTTGGCCTGCTCGATCGCTTCTTCGCAGGGGTTAATAAGCGATGGCGCCGTGGTGGCGTTGGGGATTTTCAGGGCTTGGCGGTACTCGCCCAGCAGCAGCGCCTTGCTGCCGTCGCGGCTATTTCCGCCCCCGCTGCTGTACCATCCCCACTTGCGGGTTTTCTTGCGGGTACGCTCGTCCTCAACGTACTGGTGATACATCCGCTGATAGCCGAGGAACTGGAGACGCTTGCCAAAGCGGGCGCCGCAGCCGCCGTTCTTCTCGAATATCACCAGCGGCAGTCCGTGCAGTCCGCCCACCCACATGGCCATGAACGCGATGATGTCGGCCATGCGCTCCGGGATCGTGTAAGCGTCCGCAAACTTGGCCACGATCATGCCCAGGTTTACCGACGTAATATCAAACACCGCCTCCCCATAGCCGACCCCCTCGGAGGGATCGCCGCTAATGACATACTTGTCGTCCTGAGGAAGGCGGCGCAGCCCGGTCATCCGGCACTCGGCCAGGGGAATCCAAAACCGCCACGGATTCACCAGTGAGTTGGCAATCAACGTGGCGGCCTTGGGATCGCGGGCGCGGATCATGGCTTGCAGGCGATGATCCTCCACCGGCGGAATGTGCAGATTGGCTTTGAACAGAGGCTCGCGGCAGAACCTCTGGCGGTGCTGCTCAAGCTCGGCCACGTCAAAGAACAGATCGCCGGCCGCATCGTCATCCATGTCCAGATTCATCGCCACGTCCTTGGCGGATCGGCGAGCGACCTGGAGGGAGTACCAGGCCGAGGTGTGGACCATCACCTTTTTGATCGGGTCGAGGACTTCGGTTGCGCCGCGTCCTTTTTGGGGATGAAGCCACCACGGTAGCGTAATGACCTTTCCGCGGCGTCGGCCAGTTTCAAAATCAATTCTAATTCGCTTGTAGTGAGTGTTGGGTCCGTTAGGCGTTGAATTAAAAATTCGACACGCCGTTGTATCTGCTGTAGCTGAGTCGAGGCTCTCAAGCGAATCCACTCTGGCGGCTTCATCGACATGGATAGCCGTTTTTCGAGATGCTTGACCAGCGTTCCCGGTCGTAGACTCTCCCACGATGACGCATCCGTTTTCATTGTTCTCCAAAATCCCCCAGCGGTCCTTGATCTTCCTTGGCCGCAGCCATTCCGGCTGCCATCGCAGCAGATATCGGTGCTTCTCAAAGAGGCTGTCCATGTCGCCTTTTTTGTCCACCAAATCTTCCTTGCGGCTGATGTGCATGAAGGTGGTATTGGGCCGGAACTGCCAGAACCATTGGAACAATCCCACCACGATCCAGCTTGCCCCCATGTCGCGGCTCTTGCGCACACAGGCGTCAACGCCATTGACGATGCAATCGTACAAATCCTTGATCGCCGCTACCTGACAGTGCCAGGGAATGAACGGCACGTTTGCCGCCGGCCCCATGACGGCGTGTTCCTCGCCGTGATTGTCCACCCACTTTTGGTGATAGGTCAGGCACGCGAAGGAGATGAACCAGACCGGCGACTCGGCACAGGCATTCTTGAGCGAGCGGCGGCGCGATTCGCTGGGGGCGGATTCCTTGAGCAGGCTTTGCCGCCAGCGAATATTGCCCATCGGATCACAGGGAATGGCCAGCCCCGTGAACGGGTCGGTGATGGTGGAGGATAAGACGAGCTTGTCGGTCATCGCCCTGCTGCAACCACCTTTTCCTTGAACTTCCTCGCGTTGATCGCCTGCACCAGCGATTCGCGCTCGATCATCTGCCTGACCCAATCGGCAATCGTCGGCGGCCTGCACTGCCTGGCCAGCTTCTCCAGCTTCTTGTGATGCTCCAGGGAGAGCTTCACCTGGATTCGTTTGAGTTGCTTCATGGCGGGGCATCTTAGCCAATTTGCTTTGGGCGTCAAGTGTGTGTACGATGCGGCGATGCCAGACGACATTCACCCACACGGCTATTGGCTGGACGTTGGCCCGCATTCGGCTTGCCATTCGCATTGGTTTGATCGACCGCTGGCGGATCGCCTGCTGCACATTATTACGCCGGGATCGAGCGTGTGGGACATGGGTTGCGGCGATGGCCGGTATGTCAAATTCCTCAACGATCACTCCCGCCATGCCGTTGGCATCGACGGAAATCCCAACGCCGAATACATCCACTCGTGCATGGGCGATGCCGATCTGGCCGACGTACTGTGCCTGCCCAATCGCGATTGGGTCCTTTCGCTGGAGGTGGGGGAGCACATCCCCAAGGGGCCGGGTGGAATCTGGGAACAGAATTACATTTACAACCTTCACCGCTCCAACCGCCACGGCATTATCCTCTCATGGGCCATACCGATCCCCGGCCAGGGGCACGGCCACGTCAACGAGCAGCCCAACAGCTATGTGCGGGAGAAGATTTGCGCCTTGGGCTACACCAATGATCCCGCCGAGGATAATGACGTGCGCAAGTGTGCCGAGAAGGATTGGTTCCGAAACAGCGTGATGATTTTCAGGAGAATCAAATGAGCGTGGATGAACTATTCAACCCGGCTGGCGAGCCGGATATGTTTCCAGAGGATCGAAAGCCAGGGCCTCTGAACGTCGAATTCGGAGCCGGCGGCAATCGGCCTGCCGGCTACATCTGCCATGATATCGAAGTGGATATCACCAAAAAGCTCCCTTACGCCGACAACTCGGTGGACAAAATCCGTGCCGAGCATGTCTTTGAGCACATCTCCCCGCCTGACGGGCTGCGGTTCCTTGATGAGTGCATGAGGATTCTCAAGCCAGGCGGCAAGCTCCGACTGTGCGTTCCGGCAGTGGACCGGATCATGCAGCGTTATTGGTTGGTGGGCGAGGAGGATAACGAAAGGAGAACACACTTGCGGGACATCATACTCAACCACGGTCATCTGGCGGTTCACACCCGCATGAGCCTGTCGGCCATGCTGGATGCGGCTGGATTTTCATACACCCATGGCGAGCTTAAACGTGATGAGAATGACGGTCACTGGAAGGTGATCGGCGAGGAAAAGGATGACATTGAGACGTGCAGAATCGAGGCGATCAAGTGAGTGAACATTTATTGGTCGGCTGCCTGACCGTGGGAATATCAATCTCTTCTTACTTCATCGGCCGCCGACATGGCGTGTCGGCGGCCATCAGGCACATCGTCCGCCACACAAAGTTGGTTCGCATCACGCCAGAGCAGATGCGTGAGCTTGATAAGTTAATGGCGACTGAGCCGGTCCCACAAGGCATTGATGATGAGTCCGGCCACCATGAGAATTAGGCTCACCATCAGGCTGCGGCGAGTGCCGTCAGAGACAGCGCGGGCCTCCTCGATTTTCTCCATCCGGTCAACCCGCACCATCAGCCCCTCCTTGCCGTCGAGCAGACCCAATATCCGGTCCAGCTTCTCCCCGTGCTCCTGGAGAATGTAGTCGATTGTCTCCATGCTTTTATTTTCGCCGGGGCGGGACGAGTTTGGCATGGGGGCAAATATATCAATCCGCTATCGGGCTTTCCAGAACGTCGCCTTAGGCAATCCCCATTAAAAAAGCCCCGGCGGGGGGACCGGGGCACTCAGGGGAGGGAAAGAGGTCTGTTTACGCCACAATGTTCAGGACCAGCGGGAGAACGCTGGAGCCGGCGGAATTGGTGGCGGTGATTACCGTGTCGTTCTTGCCGATCGTCGCGGCGGAGGGGTTGCCATTGATCGTCGCCGTGCCGTCGCCGTTGTCGGTGAAGGTCAGGCCCACCGGGAGCGCTCCCGTGGTGATCGCCAGCTTGGTTCCAGGAGTGGCCGGCGTGGGCGTGGTGGCGATGGTGATCGGAGCGGGCTTGGATACGCTGAAAGTCGCGGGGCTGATTCCGGCGGCAAAGACCGGAGCGCCGGGGGTGGCCGGGCTGATGCCAACGGAAGCCGCCAGCGAAGCCAGTTGATTGGAGTTGGCCGTCGCGGTGGCAACGGCGGCGTCAAGTGAAGCCTGATCGGCCGGCGTCAGGGTGCTGACCGTTGGCACGCCGCCGGTTCCGCCAACGACCGCGTTGGTCAGTGCGGCCAGTGAAGCGGAGTCCTGGGTGTTTACGGCGACCAGTGATTGAAGGGAGTTGGCCAAAGTTCCGGTGAGTGCGGTAAGAGCCATGATGATTGCCTCGTTCTGCTGGATTATTTTGGCCAGCATGGATTCAAGTTGTTCATTTGACACGCGAGTGATTCTATCGGC